GGCGCCGCGGCGCTACTCGGCGATCGGCATGCACAAGGCCAAGCTGATCGCGCGCTTCGCACGCAAGCACCTCATCCACGTCGACGGCGAGCTGCCGCCCAACGGGGTGGCATTCGAGCCCATCGAGCTCGAGCAGTTCCAGCTCGAGGAGATCATCTATCCGATCTTCGCGGACGTGGACAAGACCGGGCGGCGGCGCATCAAGAAGGCGCTCGTGGGGCTGGCTCGGGACGGCGCCAAGAGCGAGATCGCCGCCGTCATCGTCCTGGCGATTGCTTTCCTCGAACCCAAGTTCAAGGGCCAGTACTACTTCCTGGCCCGCGACAAGGAGCAGGCCCGCGCCGTGTTCGACAAGGTGTCGACGATGGTCCTGCACGACCCGCTGCTGCGCCGAGCGTGCGACGTCATGAAGGACGTCATCGTCATCAAGGAGACGAAGGCCAAGTTCCAGGTGCTCCCCGGCGACGAGAAGAGCGTCCAGTCGAAGCACGCCGACGTCTGCATCATCGACGAGTACCACGTCCACAAGAGCGACGCCGTTCTCAACGCGATGGTGTCCGGCATGATCGGCAACTGGGACAGGGGCGCCCTGCTGCTCGTGATCTCGACCGCGGGCCCAGAGCGCAAGGGACCGCTCTGGGAGCTGCTGAAGAAGTGGCGGACCGACTCCACGCAGCCCGGGTCCTCGGTGTACGTCTACTGGTGCGGCGCCGCCGACCAGGAGGTCGACGACGGGCACGATCCGAAGGTGTGGCGCGCGGCGAATCCCATGCCGTGGGTGTCGGACGCGGCCCTGCTCGAGGCGTATACCACGCTGCCGTTCCCCGACTTCGAGCGCTATCACCTCAACCGCTTCCCATCGACAGGCACGAACCGCGCCTACTCCGGCAAGTTCTGGCACGCCTGCGCCAGCCGGCCGATCATCGACCCGGACCTGCCGGCCGTCATCGGTCTTGACGCCTCATGGACGCGGGACACGACGGCGCTCGTCTTCGACCAGGTGGGCCTCGACGGATGGCACAACGTGCTTGCGTGGGTGTGGCGCAAGGACGAGACGCTCGGCTACATCGACCACGACCAGGTGGAGGCGATGATCGTGGAGCTGTGCGAGGACTTCAACGTCGCAAGGATCGCCTGCGACCCCAACTACTTCACGCGCTCCATGCTGCGCCTGCAGAACGAGCACGGCCTGCCCGTCGAGGAGTTCAGGCAGAACGACGCCAAGATGAGCGCCGCGGCGATGATGTGGTTCGACGTGCTCAAGGAGGGCCGCTGCCGGCACGGTGGTCACGTCGACCTCACCGAGCAGGTCTTGAACGCCGGCAAGAAGGATACGCCGCACGGCTGGCGGCTCACGAGGGTCCAGGAGGACCTGAAGATCGACGCCGCGATCGCCCTCATCATGGCCGCGTATCTCGCCGAGGCCGAGGCGATGACGGCCCGCGAGCCGACCGTCATGACCGCCTGACGCAAGAGCGACCCGCCGCGCCCGGGTGACGCTCCACGCAGACTTAGCCCATGAAGATCAGCCGCCGCCCGTACCTCAAGCAGCTCGCCGCTGAAACCGTCGTCCTCAACACCACTGACGACGCTTCGATCCGGGGCGTGCTCATCGCCGTGCACTCCGACGTCTACGTGCTGCGGCACGCCGCGTACCTCAACCCGGACGGCTCCAAGGTGACGATCGACGGTGAGGTGCTTGTGCCCGTCACTCGCGTCTCTTTCCTGCAGCGCCTCCTTGAGACGGTCGGGGCATGACGGTCATCATCTCGGACGGCGCCCAGGTGCGCACGCTGCCCACTAACCTCCCGTGGTCCGACAGGGGGATCACCACCTACAACGGCCCATCCGGCGGCAACGTCTCACTGTGGGGCGGACGCTCCGCCACCTACGAGCAGATCGTGTACTCGCAGCCGTGGGTCTACGCCGCGATCCGCACGTTCTACCTGGCGATCGGCCGGCTGCCGGAGAAGACCTACACCGAGCTGACCGGAAAGAACCGCGAGCGCGTGCGCGACCACCCCGTCGCCAACCTGCTGCGCAACCCCTTCCCGGGCGGCAGCGCCTTCGACCGCAAAGGCGAGCTGGCCTACAACCTGTTCAGCCAGGGCAATCACCTCGAGCTCAAGACCCGTCCGGCTGACGGCGCGCCGCCCGAGGAGCTCTGGCCTATCCCGTGGACCTGGGTGCAGGAGATCAAGGTCGGCATCGAGACGCTCGCCTACCGGGTGTTCCCTGGCATCGGCGCGCCCTACACGTTGCTGCCTCGTGAGGTCGTGCACTACAAGCTCATGGGCGGCCGCTCGCCGCTCGAGCCTCTGCGCCGCACGCTGGGCATCGAGGACGCCGCGATGGACTGGCAGCAGCAGTCTCTTGATAACGGCCCCAGCCTGCGCGGCGCCTTCTCGACCGACAACACCCTCACGGATCGCACGATTCCGCGACTCCGGGCAGAGCTCGAGGAGCTGTACGCCGGGCCGAGCGGCAAGACTTTGGGCCTCTTCGACCAGGGGCTCAAGTTCTCGAGCCTCACGCAGTCCGCCGTCGACGTCGGCATCGGCGAGACGCGCAAGGCAACGCGCGAGGAGGTCGCCGCGTGTTTCGGCATCCAGGCGCCGATGATCGGGATCCTCGATCACGCGACCTACAGCAACATCTCCGAGCTGCGCCGCTCGTTCTACGTCGACACCATCGCGCCGCACCTGACGCTCATCGAGGACACGGAGCAGGTCCAGCTCATCCAGGACGAGGTGCCGTGGAAGCGCGACGGCATCTTCGTCGAGTTCGACATGGGCGAGATCCTCAAGCCGGATCCGCTGGCCGAAGCGCAATCGATCATGCTCCTCACCGCGAGCGGCACGAACGCCACGAACGACAACCGCAAGCTGAAGCGCATGGACCCGATCGGCAACCCGGAAGACCCGGAGAACCCGTACAACCGCCCGCGCGTTCCGGCCAACCTGCTCGACCCGCTGGCGCCCGCCGACCCTGCCCCGCCGGCGTCGGCTCTGCACGACGCGCTCGTGGCCGAGTCCATGCGCGCCGGCCGGCCCGCACAGACCAAGGAGGACGACGATGCGTCGGCAGTTCCCGAAGGCTAAAGGATCCTTCTACGACATCAAGGCGTCGGTCCGCGCCGAGGGCGAGCCGAGCTCGACCGACCTGTGGATCTACGACGTCATCGGTGACGACTGGTACGACCCGTCGCTCACCGCCAAGGAGCTCTGCCAGAAGATCGCCGCGATCGACACGGCGGAGATCGTTCTGCACATCTCGAGCCCGGGCGGCAGCGTCTCAGACGGGCTCGCCATCTACAACGCGCTCGTGAGCCACCCGGCCAAGGTGACGTCGCAGGTCGAGGGCTGGACCGCCAGCATGGCCACGATCCTCGCGCTCGCCGGCGAGACGGTGACCATGTTCGACAACTGCCTCTTCATGATCCACTACCCGCTCATGTCGGGTGGCCCGATGAACGCCCGCGAGATGCGCGAGCAGGCCGATTGGCTCGATCGGATGGGCGGCATCATGGAGGCCATCTACATGGCGCGCACCACCAAGACCGAGGCCGAGCTGCAGGCGGCGCTCGACGCCGAGACGTACCTGTCCGCCGACGAGGCGCTTGACTGGGGCTTCGTCACCGAGGTCGTGGTCGCCGAGCAGGCCGCTGCCGCCTGCGACCGCACCGCGCTTGAGGCGCTCGGGTTCCACGACCCACAGGCCGTCGGCCGCACTCTGTCGGCGGAGAACGAGGGCAAGCTGTCCGACGCTCGCGGCCTCATCGACGACGTGCTTTCCACGCTCGACGGCAAGGCGAAAGGCCCCGTGCCGGCCGCTTCGGGTGACGCCCGGCGGAACATGAAGACGCAGCAAGAAATGGCGTCGCTGCTGACAGCGGCCAAACGGCACTAGGAGGAAGGCATGAAGCTCAAAGACCGTGCACGCGCGCTGCGCTTGCAGGCCGACGCCAAGACCGCAGAGGCGTCGACGAAGTGGGACGAGCTGGTGACCGCGCGCGAGGCGCTCGGCTCCGCGGAGCCCGGCGAGGACCAGACCCTCGTCGACCTGCCCGAGTACGTCGCGGCCCAGGCCGCGAAGGACGCCTACGACGCCGCCGCGACCGAGGCCCGTACCGCCGAGGGTGCCTACAAGGGCGTGCTCGAGATCATGGGCGTCGAGGCTCCCGAGGGCAACGATCCGCGCGTCCGCTCCCCGCAGCGGGACGGCGAGGCGCCGAGCGCCTCGGCCGGCGAAGTGTTCACCACGAGCGACGTCTTCAAGAACGTCGCCGCGCGCATCCCCGAGACGCCGGGCTCGAAGCTGGCCATCGGCACCACCGAAGCGGTGCAGGTCGCCACCCGCGAGCAGGCCCGCGCGATCCTGCGTGGCCGCAACCCGCAGGCCGCCATCTTCTCGACGCCCCCGGACGTCGTGGCGCCGGACCAGCAGCCGGGCATCCGTCCGCTGCCGCTCCTGCCGCCGCTGACGGTGCTCGACCTCATCACCATGGCGAGCACGGACTCCACGAGCGTCAAGTGGATCCGCGAGAACGTGTTCACCAACGGCGCCGCCGAGGTGGACGAGTCCGTGCAGGGCGACGAGGTGACCAAGCCCGAGTCCAGCTTGACGCTCGAGCCCGTGAGCTTCGACGTCACCACGATCGCCCACTGGATGCCGGCCTCGAAGCAGTCGCTCCGTGACGTCGCCGGCGTCAGGAGCCTCATCGACGCCAAGCTTGAGTGGGGTCTGCGGCGCCGCTTGGCCAAGCAGGTCATCAGCGGCGACGGCATCGGCCCGAATCTGCGCGGCATCTGCCACACGCCCGGCATCGGTCACGTCGACCGCTCCGGCAGCGACGCCGAGACGTTCATCGAGGACATCTACGACGGCGTGGTCACGATCGGCGACGCCTACGGCGAAACGCCGAACGTGTGCTTCGTGGGCCGCGCCGACTACAAGCTGCTCCGCTTCGCCAGGGACGACAGCGGCTACCAGGCCGGCACCGGCGGCTTCATCTTCGGGACGCCACGTGGCGGCATCAACCCGATCGAGGTCGAGAACTGCCTCGTGCTGCCGAACTTCGACCTTCCGGCCGGCATGAGCGTCATGGGCATCTGGCGCGAGTTCGCGGTCTGGATGCACGAGGGCATCACGATCGGGATGAGCGACAGCCACGCCGACTACTACGTGAAGAACCTCGTGGCGATCCTGGCCGAGTTCTCCGCCGCGGCCGGTGCCATGGAGACGGTGGCCTTCTGCGAGATCAGCGCCGGCTCCCCGTCCTGACAGACGCATCGCGGGAAGGGACGGCTCCCCGCAGGGCCTCATAAGCCCAGCATTCCGGGTTCGACTCCCGGTCCCGCTACCAGAGGGCGAAGGCCCGGGCTGACCACCAGCCCGGGCCTTCTCTTGTAGGAGGCGCACGTGGACGTCGTGTACCTGTGCCGCGAGGGCGAGAACGAGGAGCTGCGCTACTCACTCCGCTCGCTCGCCAACCTGCCGCACGAGCGCGTGTGGGTCTTCGGCGGCGCGCCCGAATGGGCGACCGGGATCGAGCGTGTGCCGATCGACCAACGCGACACCAAGTACCGCGTCACCACGCGCGCCCTGCGAGCCGCGTGCGAGCACGAGGGCGTCTCCGACCCGTTCATTCTGTGGAATGACGACTTCTACGTGATGCGGCGGATCGACGAGGTGCCGGTCCTGCACCGCGGGCTCGTGGCCGACGTACTCGCCGACTACCGGCGTCGCTGGCACGGCGGGAGCTCCTACAGCCGCGGCATGGCGCAGACGGCCGCTCTTCTCGCATCGCTGGACTTCC